ACATCGTCCGCTTCGGCACCATCGAAGCGGTCCAGATGCAGCCGCCTCGCGTCAAGGTGAAAAGCGGGAACATCGCCACCACCTGGCGGCCCTGGTGGAACCTGCGGGCCGGCGCCGCCCGCGAGTGGGACCCGCCCACCATCGGCGAGCAGGTTGTGCTGCTCAGCCCGTCCGGAAATCTCGCCCAGGGCGTGGCGCTGACAGGCCTTTTCTCTGACCTGATCCCGGCCAACGGCGACCGCGAAGGCCTGCACCGCCGCACCTACCGCGACGGTGCCGTTATCGAGTACGACAGCATCGCCAAGCGGCTGCTGGCCGTCCTGCCGGCCGGCGGCCAGGCCCAGCTCACCGCACCGGGCGGCGTCACCATCCTCGGAAACGTCGATATCACCGGCACCGTAACCGTCAGCGACGACGTTATCGCGGCCGGCATCAGCCTGGTTAACCACACGCACCCAGGCGACAGCGGCGGCATCACAGGAGCGCCGCAATGAACCGCGTGACCGGCGCCAATATCGCCAACACCGCACACCTCGCGCAATCGATCGCCGACATCCTCACCACGCCGATCGGCTCGCGCGTAATGCGCCGCGAATACGGCAGCCAGCTGCCTGACCTGATCGATGCCCCCCTTAACGACGCGACGCGCCTGTTGGCCTACGCCTCGATCGCCATGGCTTTGCTTCGCTGGGAACCTCGCGTGCGGCTCAGCCGCGTGCAGTTGTACCTCGGTGAGCGCGCCGGCCAGGCGATTCTGGACATCGAGGGCACCCGCACCGACACCAACGAGCAGCTCAGCCTGCGCGTGCCCCTCAGCCTCGGAGCCGCATCATGAGTGGTGGATTCAGCCCCATTGATCTGTCGCAGCTGCCCTCGCCACAGCTGGTCGAGCCGCTCGATTACGAAACCATCCTGGAGGAGCGCAAGGCCCGGCTCATCGAGCTGTATCCAGCCGAGGACCAACAGGCTGTCGCCGCACGGCTCGCGCTCGAATCCGACCCCATGACCAAGTTGCTGCAAGAGAACGCCTACCGCGAGCTCCAGCTGCGCCAACGGGTCAACGACGCCGTTCGCGGCGTCATGCTGGCCTACGCAAGCGGCAGCGATCTGGATCAGATTGGCGCTAACTACTCGGTTGAACGTCTGGTATTGAGTCCGGGCGACTCCACCGCCATGCCCCCAGTCCCGGCCGTTTACGAAAGTGATGCCGATTTCCGGCGCCGCATTCAGCTCTCGCCCGAGGGCTATACAACGGCGGGCAGCGAGGGCAGCTACATATTCCACGGCCTGTCCGCTGCGGCGGCGGTGCGCGATGTATCGGCCATCAGTCCTACCCCTGGGGTGGTGACCATCTATGTCCTGTCCAGGGATGGCGATGGAACCGCCTCTGAGTCCCTGCTCAGCGCCGTGGCGAAAACGCTCAATGGCGAGTCGGTGCGCCCGATGACAGACCAGGTACTGGTTCAATCAGTGGCCATCGTCCCCTACAGCATTACCGCCGAACTGGTCATGTACCCGGGCCCAGACGCAGACGTCGTGCGCGACGCAGCGCAGGCTGCCGTTACCGCCTATACCGAAGAACAACGCCGGATCGGCTTCGATATCACGCTGTCTGGCCTATACGCCGCGCTGCATCGCCCAGGTGTCCAGCGGGTCAACCTGAGTTCGCCAGCAAACAACCTCGTGATCGGAGAAGGCGAGGCGGCCTGGTGTGAATCGATCACAGTAACCGCTGCGGGGCAGACCGATGTCTGAGCTTCTGCCACCCAACAGCACCGCGACAGAGCGCGCCCTGGCTGAAGCCATGGGCCAGATCGATGCGCTCGACGTACCCGTCCGTTCGGTCTGGAACGCCGACACCATTCCGGCACCTTTGCTGCCCTGGCTCGCTTGGGCCTGGAGCGTCGACGAGTGGGACGCCACCTGGCAGACCGGGCAGAAGCGCGAAACCGTCAAACGCGCCCTGGCCGTCCAGCGCAAGAAGGGCACCATCGGCGCAGTGAAAGATGCGCTCGCGGCGCTCGGCATCTTTGTGGAGGTGCGCGAGTGGTTCCAGCAGACGCCACCGGGGGACCCGTACACCTTCACCCTGTACGTCGAAGCCAACCAGACCCCCGTCTCGCTTGAAGGCATTCGCACCGTCACCGGCGTCGTCAATGCCAGCAAGAACCTGCGCTCGCACCTGGCGGAGATCCGCGTGCGCGCCAGAACCGAGGCCCGCGTTTACGTCGGTGTCGTTGCCGGGCTTGGCTCAGAGCTGACCCTGACCAACTTCGTCCGCGACGTGGACCAGCCACTCATCGCCGCCTCGGCCCAGCTCGACCAGATCGTCAACCAAGCCTTGCCTGCAGCGCTGGAGCAATACGCATGACCCTTACCCTGCAAGAGTCCATCGATCGGCTACAAGCCAACGAAGACCGCCTCGACCAGTTCGTCAACGACCCGGCCGGCACCGGCTCCTATGCCACCCGCGATGGCCAGCCGGTACCCACCGTGCCCGTCCTGGTGGAGGAGGTCCGTCAGGCGGCTTCCGCCCTGGGCAACCCGGACGGTGCCGCCAATGTCGGCTATACGCCGGCTGCCGGCGACCCGACCGATGTCCAGACAGCGCTGAGAACGCTGCAATCAGCCGGCAGCGTGGCGGATCACGAAGCGAAGCCGGACCCGCATCCGCAATACGCCAAAGCGGAGGCGCTCGCCGGGCATGCCCTGGCCGCGAACCCCCATCCCCAATACGCAACGCTGGCCCAGCTGCACGCCGCTGCGCTCTCGTTCTAAGGAATCACCACCATGCCCAAGACGTTTACCGCCCCATTCGCCCAAACCCCGAAAACCTCCGCTGTTGTCGTCACCGGCGCCGCTACCGTCGCAGACGACAACCCAACGAACACCGTCGAGCTGCTGGTCGCAGGTGCTGACGGCGCCCTGGTCACTCGGCTGGCCGCCATGCCGAGAGCAACCGTCACCGCTGCAAATCTGGTGCTTTTCCTGCAGAAGGGCGGTCAGACGCCGAAGCGCCTGATCGACTCTGAGTTGATGTCTGCGCACACCGTGGCGGCCACCACTGCGATCCCTGAGACGGTTTTCGCAAACATCAGCGACTCGACCCCGATGCGCCTGGAGGCTGGCGACAAACTGTTCGTCGGTTCGCAGGTGGCGCTCGCAGCCGGCATCGTCTTCGCGGCTCAGTGGATGGACTACTGATATGGCCGCGCGTGAATTGGGGAACCCGTTAGGGAATCCGTTGGGGTTGCCGCGAGAGGCGGGCGCCGGGCCATGGGGCGGGCCGGTGATCGTAGACCTTCGGTCTGGCGCGGGCGAGTACGAAGTCCCAGCATGGGCTAGATACATCAGGGTGACAGCTGTGGGCGGGGGTGCTGGAGGCGGTCGCCAAACCGGAACAAGCACTGGATATGGCGGCGGCGGCGGCGGCGGCCTGGCTCGGTCAGCGATTTTGAAAAGCCAGCCGGGGGCCAAGATCGCTTACACGATAGGTGTCGGCGGGGCTGGGCATTCCAACTCTGGTTATGCCGCTAACGGTGGAACTACAACGGCAACAATCGGCGCAATCACGCTCGTCGCAGCTGGCGGCATGGCTGCGCCCTACATGGGCGGCGGAACGGGCGGCGCAGGCTCTGGGGGGCAGGATAACTATACAGGTGGAGCAGGTGGCCCCGTCGCTGGTGGGTATAGCAATGGTGGGGGCGGGGGCGCTGCAGGCTTCGACAGCAATGGAGGGGACGGAGGGAATCTCAGCGTGAAAAATGGCGGCGCGTCTGGCGGTTCAGGCGGCGGCGGCGGGGCAGGTGGGGCAGGGAACGGACTGCCTGGTGGTGGCGGCGGCGGCGTCATGGCTGACGGGGGCGGCTCTGCAAGCTCTAGTTATCAATTCGTGCCAGGGGCCGCCGTCCCGTTCTGGGGATCTGCGGGCGGAACCTCGACAGCCCTCGGCGGGGCTGGGGGGGATTGGGGCGGCGGTGGCGGCGGGACTTCTTTAACAACCGTTTCCGGTGGCGCAGGTGGAAATGGCGGCGTGAGGATCGAACTATGGTAAAGGTCAAAAACGGCATCGCCACCCGCGAGCCAACCCCGCAATTCCTTATCGGCCTTGCTCCTGACTCATTGGCTGACCTGTCATGGACCGACCCGGCGTTGGGCGTCTCAGATTGCGCCTGGTGGCCGGAGGACGACCAGTCGCCAGCCCTAGGGGAATTCGAGCGATACGGCGAGGAGACGCTAGCCATAGATGCGGAGCGCCAGGTGGTGGTCGTGACCCGCGCTGTCGTGCCGTGGAGTGCGGAGGAAATCGCAGCTGAAACAGAGGCCCGCCGGCTTCCTCTTATCGAGGCGAACAAAGCCGCTTATGAGCAAGCCATTGGCAACCTGACGGCTGATTATCCACGTAGCGAGATCGACACATGGGAGCGTCAGCGCGCCGAAGTGCTGGCCTGGGAAACTGACAGAGCAGCCCCTACGCCGTGGATCGATATCGCGGTCACAAGTCGCGGTCTGGATCGACAGGAGTACCTGACCCGCACCCTGGCAAAGGTAAAGGCATTTGCGCCTGCCAGCGCCTGGCTCACCGGTCGGCGGCAGGGTATTGACGACGCTATCCGCGCCGCAACGACGCTGGAGCAGCTCGCCTCCATCAAAATCGACTACAGCTTGCCCGCCTGAGGTGCCCTAGATGCCGTTTCTCTCGATCCACACCAACTACGGCCTCGCGCGGCTTGCTGAGGCAGAAGCCAAGGGCATAGCCATCAACCTGACGCACGTCGCGGTGGGCGACGGCAACGGACAACCCGCCCCGCCGTATCCGGGACAGACGCAGCTCGCCCGCGAGCGCTACCGGGCCACGGTTAATCGGGTGTTCCCTGATCCTGTCGACCCGCAGCGCTTCACCGCAGAATTGGTCATTCCGGCCAGCGTGGGCGGCTTCACCATGCGCGAAGTGGGCATATTCGACGACCAGGGCGGGCTGTTCGTGGTGGGTGACATGCCCGAAACCTACAAGCCCGTGCCAACCGATGGCGCCTTCGCCGATACGTTGCTGCGCGTGGAGTTTGTCGCCAGCAACGCCAACATCATCACGCTGCAGCTCGACCCCAACGTGGCCGTGGCGTCCCGGTTCTGGGTGCAGAACACCATCACCGTTCGCGCGCTGATTCCGGGCGGAACCACTGGTCAGGTACTGAAGAAACGCTCGAACGAAGACGGCGACACCGAATGGGCGGACCCGACCACCGCCAACGTGGTGGTGGATATGATTGAGGAGCGCCAACTGCTGGCCGCCGATCAAACCACCGTGACCTGGTCCATCGTTACCACGCGCGGCTTGGCCGTATACATCGATGGCCTGCGACTGACTAAGGGCCCTGGTGCGGATGAGTGGCAGGAAGATCCGTCGGACTTCGACACCTCGATCGTGCTCGGCAAGAGCTACCCGGCATCGACTGAGATTGTCGGCGTGCAGAACGATCCGACCGGCAGTGTCAGCTTCCCACTGATCCGCGACCTAAACCTCTCGGACGTTCCGGACAAACCACTCGCCCGGCAAAACCTCGGCGTTTACAGCAAACCTGAAACCGACCAGAAAGCCCCGCCTGGGCTGGTAGCCAACTTCGCCCGCACCACGGCGCCGGCCGGCTGGCTCAAGGCCAACGGCGCAGCTATTTCGCGTGAAGCCTATGCAGACCTGTACGCCGCGATCGGAATCGCCTTTGGTGCCGGTGACGGCTTCACCACCTTCAACCTGCCGGACCTGCGCGGCGAGTTCGTACGCGGCCTGGACGATGGCCGGGGCATCGATCTGGGGCGTGGTCTCGGTACCTGGCAGAACGGCCAGAACGAGGCCCATAGCCACACTGGTTCCACCTCAAGCGCGGGCTCGCACAGCCACAACTATTTCGAAGTGGACACCGCCGGAGGTATCGGCCTTGCCGCCGGCTCCAACTACCAGGACCGCGCAACCGTTAAGAGCACAGGCCCAGCCGGCGCGCACAGCCACAGCGTCAGCATCTCGACCAGCGGCGGCAGCGAGGCCCGCCCGCGCAACGTCGCGCTGCTGGCGTGCATCAAGTACTGAGGTGACCCGATGAGTTCAGTAACCGCGTACCAGTTCGACCATTCGGGCTTCTTCCAGGGCGTAACCACCGCCGACGAAAGCCCGCTTGAGCCCGGCAGCTACCTGTTGCCGGCCCGCTGCACCTTATCTCCACCGCCGGCAGACGTGCCGGAGGATCGCTGCCCACGCTGGAACGGAGCGGCCTGGGTGTTGGCAAACAAGCCTGCCGTGCTGCAGGTGCCGGACCCGGTCGCGAAGCTACGAGCCTTCCTCGACGCCAATCCTGACGTTGTTGAAATGCTGAGTTGAGCCAACCGTGGACGCTTCTGGCCTCGCTTCGGCGGGGCCTTTTTTCGCCTGCGCTCTGTAGCGCGTATCCCTACACGGCCCGCCGCTCGCGGCTCTTGCGCGCGCGCGTCACCCTCAAGGCTCACTGATCAGGCATACGCCCCGCAGGAGCCTCCCGCATGTCGACCGATTACCAACACGGCGTACGCGTCGTCGAAATCAACGAGGGCACGCGCCCCATTCGCACCGTTTCCACCGCCGTGGTGGGCATGGTCTGCACCGCGTCGGATGCTGATGCGGTCAAGTTCCCGCTCAACAAGCCCGTGCTGCTCACCGATGTGCTCACTGCCTCCGGCTCCGCCGGCGAGCTGGGCACCCTGGCGCGCAGCCTGGATGCCATCGCTGACCAAGCCTCGCCGATCACCGTCGTGGTGCGTGTGGCTGATGGCGAAGGCGTCGACGATGCCGCGAAGGAAGCTGACCAGGTCAGCAAGATCATCGGCGGCGTGAGCGCGTCCGGCGAATACCGGGGCATGAAGGCACTGCTGGCGGCTGAGGCCCAGCTCGGCGTCAAGCCGCGCATCCTTGGCGTGCCGGGCCTGGATTTGCTGCCTCTCACCACCGAGCTGGTGGCGATCGCCGAGAAGCTGCGCGGCTTCGCCT